CGAAGGTAAAAATTACGTGGGTAAAGCGAAGATATTAAGTACTCCTAATGGAGAAATAGTTAAAGCACTTATCAATGATGTTGCAAAACTGGGTGTATCATCTAGAGGTCTAGGTTCACTAGAACAAAAAGGTAATGCACAACATGTGAAAGGTGATTTCCAACTTGCAACAGCAGGTGACATAGTAGCAGACCCGTCTGCTCCTGAAGCATTTGTAGAAGGTATAATGGAAGGAGTCGAGTGGGTATATCAGAATGGTATACTTACTGCAGTACAAGTGGAGCAAATGCAAAACGAATTAAGAACTGCAAAATTAAATAATTTGGAAGAAACCAAGTTAAATCTATGGAAAAGGTTCGTTGAGAGTCTATAACATATAAATAAATTAAGTAGTTCATTAGAAACTATCTAAACAGGAGAAAAAAATGGCAGATTTAGAAAACAACCTAGGAAGTATCGAAGAGGTAAAACAACCTCATGACGGTGCTGAAAAAGGAGATTCAAAACCAGTCAAACAAGGTTCATCTGACGCCGCAGAAATTGGAAGTGGTAAAGTTGAAGTCGTCAAACCCGAAGAAAATCCTGTTGACAAAGCAGTTGCATCAGTAAAGAAAGCTGAAACAGCACCGTCTAACGAAGGTGATGCTCAGAAGAAAAACGCTGGTAAATCTGAAAAAGCAGATTCAATTAAAGAAGATGAGAAAGAGTCTAAAAAAGACGAATTAAAATCTTCTAAAATGGAATCAATCAAAGCTATCGTCAACAACATGAAGGAAATGACTAAGGAAGACATCCAATCAATATTGGGAACAATATCTGAAGAAGAAGTTGACGAAAGTTTGACAAAAGCAGAAGTTGCTAGAAAAGTAGTGGAGTCTTTGAAGTCTATGACTGAAGAAGAAGTTACTGAAACTTATGGTAAACTCAACGCAAACAAGAAGGACGAAGAAGAAGTAAAAGAAGAAGAAGAGAAATCTGTTTCTGAAGAAATTTCATCTGAATTGGAATCCTCTCTTGTTGAAATTGAAATAGATGACGACCTATCAGCAATTTCAGAAGCATTAGACCTTTCTGAAGAAAACGCAGAAAAGGCAAAAACAATATTCAAAGCAGCAGTCATGAGTAAGGTACAAGAAGTATCTGAAGAAATGAAAGCTCAGTATGAATCAGAATTAAAAACCACAGTTGAGACTGTCAAAGGCGACCTATCGGAAGCAGTTGATAAGTACTTAACGTATTGTGCTGAAGAGTGGACGAAAGAAAACGAACTTGCAATAGAACGTGGTTTAAGGTCAGAAATGACAGAAGGATTTATTGAAGGATTAAAAACATTGTTCGTAGAACATTATGTTGACGTTCCTGAAGATAAGTATGATGTTATTGATGAACTTGCAAATCGTCTTGACGAGATGGAACAAAAACTTGATGGTGAAGTCACTAGAAATATGGACATCACTGAAGAGTTAGACACCCTCAAAAGAGATAATGTTGTATCAGAAGCATCGAAAGATTTGACTGATACACAAAAAGAGAAACTATCTTCACTTGCTGAAGGAGTAGACTTTAAAGATGCAGAAGACTTCGCTGAGAAGATTTCTGAAATCAAAGAAGCATACTTTCCTGCAGAAGGTGAAAGTGTAGTTGAAGAAACTTTAGTTGTTGAAGGTTCAGAAGAATTTAAAGTAGAGGAATCTACATTAGTTCAGAAAGACCCTACAATGGCAAAGTATACACAAGCAATCAGTAAGTTAAATCCATTAGGATAAGACTTACTTAATAAAGGAAATAAAATGTTTTTATCAGAAAACTTACAAGAAAAGTGGCAACCGATTCTAGAACACGCCGATTTACCAAAAATCGAAGACAACTACAAACGTGCTGTTACTGCTGTTATCCTTGAAAACCAAGAAAATGCTCTAAACGAAGACAGAGCAACCTTGGCGGAAGCAGCACCTTTAAATGCTACTGGTAGTTCAATATCAAACTGGGACCCGATTTTAATCTCCCTAGTTCGTAGAGCTATGCCAAATCTCGTTGCGTACGACATTTGTGGCGTTCAACCTATGACTGGCCCGACAGGACTTATCTTTGCTATGAAAGCAAGGTATAACGACTATCCATCAGAATCTGTTGTAAATAAAACTGAAGCAATGGGAATCAACGAAGTTGAATCACGTTACTCATCAGAAAATCAAACAGTAACTGCTGGACTACAAGCTAGTGCAAACCAAGACCCTTTTAACTCTGACTATGCAACTCATACTGGAAACGGAATGACTACTGCATCTGCAGAAGCATTAGGTGATGTTGAAGCATCAAACGGTTTTGCTCAGATGGCATTCTCAATCGAGAAAGCAACTGTTACTGCAAAATCAAGAGCATTAAAAGCAGAATACACATTAGAACTTGCACAAGACCTCAAAGCAATCCACGGTCTTGACGCTGAGTCAGAACTTGCGAATATTCTTTCATCAGAAATTCTTGCAGAAATCAACAGAGAAGTTGTTAGAACAGTAAACGTACAAGCAAAAACAGGTGCATCAGCAACTGCTGCTGCAGGTACATTCAACTTAGATGTAGATGCAAACGGAAGATGGTCTGTTGAGAAATTCAAAGGTTTATTATTCCAAATCGAAAGAGAATCAAATGCAATCGCTAAAGAAACAAGACGTGGAAAAGGTAACTTTATCCTATGTTCTTCAGACGTAGCAAGTGCATTATCAATGGCAGGTGTATTAGATTACGCTCCTGCTCTTTCAACTAACCTAAACGTAGACGACACAGGTAATACTTTTGCTGGTGTTCTAAACGGAAGAGTTAAAGTATATGTTGACCCTTATGCAGGTGTTGACTACTTAACAGTAGGTTATAGAGGTACTAATCCTTATGACGCAGGTCTTTTCTACTGCCCATACGTTCCATTACAAATGGTTCGTGCAGTTGGTGAGAATACATTCCAACCAAAAATCGGTTTCAAAACTAGATATGGTATGGTTTCAAATCCATTTGTCGGTGCTACACCAGCAAACGGACTTGCATCAGCAGGTACTAACCAGTACTACAGAAAATTTGTTGTTTCAAACATTCTGTAAGAACTACGGTTCATTACCTTCGGGTAATACTAAAAAGGTCTCTAACGAGACCTTTTT